GGATGGTAAGTTTGTTAAAGTGGTTGTAATTAATAAAACTGACCTGTTTACATTTGACAAGTTTATTGATAGAATACAATCACAGAAGATCCACGAACTCAAGATCGCTGAAAACTTCAATGAATTCTTAGGTGAAAACGTAGAAGATGAAGCAGTATCAGTCGAAGAAACGACTGAGCTACTTGATAGTTACGTGGATGCTGTTGACACTGATTTGGATAAAGACAAACTAAAAGTCTCTATGCGTAATCTTCTCACTGAAGCCCAAGCTATGGAAATTGCATGATCAGGTTTAAAACCCTTCGCTGGAAAAACTTTATGTCTACCGGCGATACCTTCACCAAAATTGAATTAAATAAAACTAGTTCCACTTTGATCGTAGGTCAGAATGGTGCTGGTAAATCTACTATGTTGGATGCAATGTCATTTGTTCTATTTGGCAAGCCTCACCGTAATATCAATAAACCACAACTTGTTAATAGTATTAATAATAAAGCATGTCTGGTTGAAATTGAATTTGGTGTTGGTTCATCACAATATAAGGTTGTTCGTGGTATCAAGCCTCAGGTATTTGAGATCTGGAAAAATGGTATTATGATTAACCAAGACTCGCATGCTAAAGAATATCAGAAGCTATTAGAACAAAATATTATTAAGCTTAATCATAAAAGCTTTCACCAAATTGTTGTTCTAGGCTCTTCGTCGTTTATTCCGTTTATGCAGTTACCAGCACAACATCGTCGTGATGTTATCGAAGATCTTCTGGATATTAATGTGTTTTCTAAAATGAATACACTTATCAAAGAGAAGAATTCTGTCCTCAAAGATCGGCTTAAAGATATTGCATATCAACTTGATTTGAAAAAGAATTCTGTTGAATCTCAGAAGAAGTATATTCGTGATATCACTCAGATGAATGAAGAAGAAATCAATTCTAAGCATACGCAAATCAAAGCTATCGAAGAAGAGATTTCTCAAATCCAATCTGAAAATGGTATTGCTAGTGCCTTTATTGAAGCACAAAGCGAAAAAACGCAAGCTGGACTAAATGCGGCACTTGATAAACGTCAAGCGTTGCTTCAGTATAAAGCACAATTTAATGCTCAGATTAAAGGTGTAGTAGGTGATGCTAAGTTCTATGAAGAGAATGACAATTGCCCTACATGCACGCAATCGATTGAAGAAGATCTCAGAGCTACTAAACTTCAAGCTGCAAAGTCTAAAGCATCTGAACTTCAAAGTGCATTGAATAAGATTGCGGACGAAGCTTCAGGTATTGAAGAATCTATTGCTAAATTTACAGATGCATATGAACTTATTCGTCAGCGTCAATCTGAAATTAATAGCAATAACCAGACTATCAATAGACTTCATAGCAGTATTTCTTCGTTGAATACCGACATTAGTAGATTGACTGCCCGTGAAGGCGATCTTGGTAGAGCTAATGAAGAATTATCTGAGATGAAATCTGAGCAAAATGCTTTGATGGAAAACAGACTTATCCTAAATGAAGAAATGTCATATAATGCTGTTATGGGAGAGATGCTAAAAGATACCGGCATTAAAACTAAAGTTATTAAACAGTATATTCCTATTATCAACAACCTTGTTAATCAGTATTTACAAATCCTTGACTTCTTTGTACACTTCAACTTGGATGAAGAGTTTAGAGAGACTATTCGTTCACGCCACCGTGATGCTTTCTCATATGACTCATTCTCTGAGGGTGAGAAGCAGCGCATTGACTTGGCGCTTCTATTCACATGGCGTCAAATTGCTAAGATGAAAAATAGCGTTGCGACTAATCTTTTGGTTCTTGATGAAACGTTTGATTCATCTCTTGATCACGATGGTGTTGATAACCTTATGAAAATCCTTTATACACTAGGCGATGATACTAATGTATTTGTTATCAGTCATAAGGGTGAAATTCTTGAAGGCAAATTCAAAAACAAGATTGAATTCTACAAAGATAAAAACTTTTCAAAGATGAAAGATTTTAGTTTACAATCTGCTTAATATTATGTACAATATACAAATGCGAAACGAAAGCGAGACATTATGAAACTATCTGACTCAACCACACAAATCCTTAAGAACTATGCTGGTATTAATTCCAACATCGTTTTCAATGCAGGTTCACGTATCTGCACCATCTCTGAAGCACGTAATATTCTATCTGCTGCTTCTGTTGACGCTGAATTTCCATCTACATTCGGCGTATATGACTTGAATGAATTCTTGGGTGTTCTTTCACTTGTTGATGAACCTCAAGTTAAATTTGAAGAAAAGTTTGCTGTTATTGCTGACTCAACTGGTCGTTCAAAGATTAAATACTTCTTCACTGATACTGATATGCTCACATCGCCTAATGGTACTATGCTAGATAAAGCTATGGAAATGAATAGCTTCCAAGTAGAGTTTGAGTTTGATCAGGATACACTAAACAAAATCAAACGTGCAGCATCAGCTCTTGGACATTCTCTTGTGTCAGTTACTGCGGCTAATGGATCATTGGTTCTTACCGTGTTTGACCCAGAAAATCCAACATCAAATACATTCAGCCTTGATATTGCTGGAACGTATGAGCATGAAAACTTCTCATTGGTATTTGGTATCCCAAACCTAAAAATCATTCCAGGCACGTACAAGGTCGGGCTTTCATCTAAACTCATGTCTCGCTTTACTCATACTGAGCAAGATATCGTTTACTGGATTGCACTAGAAAAATCCTCAACTTACGGAGCCTAAAATGGACAAACAAATTATTGAAATCTCTGCACGAGTAGCACGTAGCACAATGGCAGTAATCGACACTGTTGTACAACGTGGCGGATTCCGCGGTGAAGAACTTACTACAATCGGCCAGCTCCGTGACCAATGTGTTCAACTCATTGCTATGTCAGAAGCCTCCGCCCAAGAGGCTGCAGCACAGGAATAATAGTTTACATTATACTCCTAATATATTATAATGAACAAACCTTGAATTGGAGTTATTATGTCTAAAGACTTTCTATGGGTAGAGAAATATCGCCCAAAAACAATCTCTGAAACTATTCTGCCTACGGCACTCAAGAAGACACTTCAGAATATGGTAGATACCGGTGAATTGCAGAATATGCTTTTCACCGGTACTGCTGGATTAGGCAAGACCACGGCAGCTAAGGCTTTGTGTAATGAGTTGGGTCTTGACTATATCGTAATCAATGGATCTGAAGAAGGTAACATTGATACGCTTCGTGGTAAAATTAAACAGTTTGCTTCTACTGTCAGCTTTGCCGGTGGATATAAAGTTGTTATTCTAGACGAAGCTGACTATATGAATGCTCAGTCCACACAACCTGCGTTGCGTGGTTTTATTGAGCAATTCTCTGATAACTGTCGCTTTATTCTCACTTGTAACTTTAAGAACCGTATTATTGAACCACTTCATTCACGTTGTGGTGTATACGAATTCAACACGACCAAAAAGGATACTGCGCCACTTGCTGCTCAGATGATGAAGCGTCTTCAAACTATTCTTGATACTGAGAACGTTACATATCAGGATAAAGATCTTGCAGAAGTCATTATGAAATACACTCCAGACTGGCGTCGTGTTATTAATGAAATCCAACGTAATAGTAATGGCGGTGAACTTAATATTGCTACGGCTATGGCAGGAACTGCTGGACAATTTGATGAACTCTTTAATCACATCAAAGCCAAAGACTTTAAGAATATGCGGCAATGGATCGTAAACAATATGGATCTTGATACAACAGCTATTATTCGTGGCGTATATGATCGCATTTACGATAAAGTTGCCCCTGCTAGCATTCCACAAATCGTTCTTATCCTTGCTGACTATCAGTATAAAGCAGCATTCGTTGCAGACCATGAACTCAATCTTGTGGCTTGTATGACCGAAATTATGTCTGAGGTACAAATCCAATGAATACAATCTATGACTTTGAGACCATGTCACAGGATCCAGTTAACGGTGTAGTAGTATCCTTTGCTATGCTTAACTTCGACCCTAAACGTTTTACATCAAATCCGTATACATATAACGAGTTGGTTGATAATGCCAAGTTTATGAAGTTTGATGTTGTAGATCAGGTTAAAAATTACGGCCGTACAATTTGTAAAGATACCGTTGAGTGGTGGGGTAATCAGAGTAAAGAAGCCCAAAAGTCTATTGCTCCTAACCCATCACTTGACCGACCTATCTCTGAACTGTATTCGTTTTATAGAGAAAATATGCCGGATTATCCCGGATTAACATATACACGCCGAAATACATTTGATCCGGTGTTTATGACTTCTCTTATGAAAGCAACTGGTAACCCAGAGCCATATGCGTGGTGGGATGTTCGTGATACAATCAGTTACATCGAAGGTCTAGCTATTACTGGCTATATCAAAAACAACTTTGTTCCAGATGATTTGGCTGAACACTTTATTGCTCACGATCCTCGTCATGATATTGCTATGGACACTATGCGTCTTCAAATTCTGGTAGACGCAGTAACATCATTTTAGGAGATAATATGCTAACAATTTATACTAAAGATGAATGCTTTTACTGTAAGAACCTAAAGAAGAACCTTGAAAAGTGGGGTTTCTCTTATCAAGAGGTTAACATTTCTAATAGTGATACTGCTATGGAATGGTTTAAAAAACAAGGTTATAAAACAGTCCCTCAGCTTTACTTTGATACCGTTAATGTTCAGAAGGGGGAATCTACAGCTCTTACTAAACAAAAACTTGAAGAGAGAATTGAACGCGTTATGTGGCCTTCTATTGATGGTGGTATCGAATGTGATGAAATGGGATAGGTTTGTACATCCGGATCCTAACATTGGAAGAGTTGCTTCGGTTTATTTAAGCGAAGACAGAAGATTTATAAAAAAATACTATAATCCCGATAACATTACTGTTTCGGGAGAACAGACTATACAAACGCCTGAATATATAAATCAGAAATGGGAAGCTGAAGTCGCTAGTCAAATACAATTGCATGGTTTGCCTTGGGTGCCAAAACTCGTTGAAATTAATGTGAATGAGAAATCCGTTACTCAAGAATATTACGGTCCGGATCTTTTAATTCAAGGTTATGATGACATACCGGATATTGAAGATCAAATAGTTGAGATATATAAGTATTTCAAAGAGATTGATGTGTATAAATTGAATGGCGCGTTATCGAATATGACTAAGCTTGACGGTAAAGTTATTATGTTTGATTTTAAATATATGCGCCGCAGGACCGATGATCTTAAACCATATGCTTTATATGAAATTAACGAATGGCTTTCAAAGATTAGTCCTACACTTGCTCCTAGATTGAAAGAACTGATATGACGGTGTATAGTTTTTTACCATACCAAATCTCTGAGGTTTTGGCAAAAACACCTATAAAAAATAAAGGCAATTTTGACGATTTAGTTGAGTGTAAAGAAGCTTGGGTTGAATGGATATCAAAGTTTTCAGGTGCTGAAAATAAAAAAGAGTGGGCAATTACTAATGGCATCCATGAGGCTTTAACGCACCAGTTAGCACATGTATATAACAAGTATGATAAAATATACTGGTTTGATACTGATTATAAATTTTACAAAGTGCTCTGTATGTCGTATAATAACGTAGGTATCAGTAGCGCTAGATTGGATTTGATTGAGCCAAACAGTTATGTTATAGTTAGTCAACCTAATCACGAAGGTGGTATTACTCCATGGCTAAAAGATCTTATTTCCATATGTCAAAATAATGGATCTAAGATCTTTTTAGATTGCGCTTTTTATGGAACTACATTCGATACACTTGACACAAGCCTAGAAGTATTTGATGCTGTTGCATTCAGTATGAGTAAGAATTTTCTTTTAGGTGGTATCAGGTCGGGTATAGTGTTTTCGGATAGTCTGCCGATGACATTAACTGTTCCTATATCAGAACATTTTGGATATAGTTATTACAATATATTTGCAACAGAAGTAGCCAAAAATATCCTTCCTCTTTTTGATTGCAACTATATAACTCGTCACGCGAAACCTATTCAGGCACAGTATTGCCTAGAGAATAATCTTAAACCTGCTGATATATGGATGTGGGCTTTTGATAATGATGGAAACAAAATTTGTATAACTGATGAGATATCTCACCTTATACAAAAGGAATTAGATAATGAACCCATTTGAATATGTGAACTCTATTAATACCACTAAACAAGATTTAATGATAGATGATTTGGCAGAAAAGGCATACATTCCTTTTACTGTAAATCGTTCACTCTCATACTTTAATGATACCGTATTAATGGTCAATGAGATGAATAAACATGCCAGTTTAGACAAAAAACTACAATATCATTTTCTCATAAATATTGTCAGAAAGCGAAAACGCTTTTCTAAATGGAATAAACCTGAATTGGTTAATGATGTTGAAGTGGTAAAAGAATATTATGGCTATAGTAATGAAAAAGCCCGACAAGTTTTGCCCCTTCTCTCATCCGACCAAATAATGAATTTGAGAGAAAAGGTGAACAAAGGTGGTAGAACAAAAAAATAATGTCCAATGGACACCATCTGACATGCTTGAAGTTACATTGAATGAACCCGATGACTTCCTAAAGGTTAGAGAAACACTAACACGAATCGGTGTAGCATCCCGTAAAGATAAGAAATTGTATCAATCTTGCCATATCTTGCATAAGCAGGGTAGGTATTTTATTGTGCATTTTAAAGAGTTATTTCTTCTCGATGGTAAAAAATCCAATCTTGAAGTAAATGATATCCAACGTAGAAATAGTATTGCTATGCTTTTAAGTGACTGGGGGCTAATTCAGTTTGCTAAAAAGGGTGATACATTACAATTGGCGCCTCTTCGTCAAATTAAAATTATCCCATTCAAAGAAAAAGAGCAATGGGAACTCTGCCCGAAATATAACATCGGTAATAAATAATTTTATCCTAAAAGGTAATACCAGGTATTCTGTAATGGTATAGCTTATTTTTGCCTTTTAGGATAAATACACTTGAGCGCAGGAGAACCTGGCTCTTAATATTCTTGCTTGAAAAAGGAGAACACAATGACAAGCAGACGAATCAACACAACTTCATTTCCACCTGCAGCCTTTGTAGGATTTGATCACCTCTTTAAAGAACTTGATCACGTTACAAAGCATGCCTACGATAACTAA